TGGACACGGGAGAGTTTGAAGTAAACAACTATCGTATTGTCAATGGCAAGATTCGTTAAATGAAAAAGACCCCACCGTTGCAGGGTCTTTTACAATCAAATAACAAAAAACAATTTAAAGACGGTGTATTGATTACACACAAAACCGAGGTAAATATAGCACAATGAAACGCAAGCCACATCCAAAAGTTGTACATCGTAAGTTAGGTAGAGAACGTGCGGATGGTTTGTACTGCGATAACGTAATTGAGATAGACCCAACGTTACCACCTATGCGCTACCTTATTGTGTTGATCCATGAGTATCTTCATCACATTCAACCTGAGTGGAGTGAGGAGAAGGTGGATGCTGAAGGTGAGGCACTGGGTAGGTTTCTTTGGAAGCATGGCTATCGCAAGGTGCAGCAATGATGCGCCCGCTACTAAGGATAAGAAACCTATTCATCGAGAAGCCCTGCTGTTATATCGCCAAACCTATCATATAAATCTGCAATCTTATCACTTACTTCTTCAACGTGTTCACCGTACTTGTATTCTATGCGCATCAAATCCATGATGTCTTTAAGCGCATCCTTATACCGGGCAGCGTTAAGGGTGTAGTTGTATTCTACTTGTTCATCAGGTAGGTTGAATGTTAGTGTTGCTTTCATCTTGTTGGGTTTTATTTGGTAGTCCTGATTCACCATCTCTATATCCATCATTATATGAATCATGGATGTGGTTCATTTCAATCGTTTGCGCTGCGTTCAATAGGCCTTCCATTTCTGCCCATGTCATGCGTATGGCTTGACCTTTGAACCTGCGCTTTAAGGTTAGGTGCAATCTGCGAATTGCTGTGTCTTTTTTTTCTTGTGTCATAAATACTTAGTATCTTTTGTTACGGTAAATAAGTCCTGATTGACTGCTTTGATTTTGTTATAGAGGTTAGCTTTAACGTAGTTGGTTTTGGCATTAGCGTACATGCCCAACAATACTTTGCGTTCTTCACGTAGATCGTCAAGCGGTAGTAACTTTCTTTTGTACATTGAGTTTTAGTATTTCGTTTTTGACGTGGTGGTAGTAGGCTTTGACCGAATAGTATTCCCCGGTTCCTTCGAAGTCCTGCATTATATCGGTAGGTGCATTGGTTATGGCTTCATCCACGCAATAGAGTGCGCAGTTTATAGCTTTGATATGCACCGCACCCAGTTGCCCTTCCTGCGCTTTACCTTCAACTATATCAAAATAGTTCGAGTACAGTTGCCATGCTTTGTCTTTTGCCTTCATTGTTTAGCTTATTGATTAATTCGATTACTTGCTCTTTGTTGTAGTAGTGCTGCATTGAATTGCGCACGTGGTCTTTCAGTTGATCGGTAGTCATTTGCATTTAGGGGCTTTGTATGTTGTCAACTTTGGTAACTTAGGATGATAGTACACAACGTTTTCTTCTCCCTTCAAATAGCTTAAACGCAATCTTATCAGCCCACACTTTGCGCATATTGATTTGTCTTCATTATACTCATGTTGCAAACCATCTGGATTATTCCATTTGTGTCTCATAGTGCTAAAGTATTTAAGTATTCACGCCAAATCGGTACACGTTCCTGAAGCTTTGCGATTGCATCGGCATCGAACTCCACAACCTTTTCGTGGATGCGTTCCTGCACTGGTATATCATATTCCCAATTCGCCAAATCACTTTCAAGGTTAGCGTGTGGATTCTCAGCAAGGAAGGTAGGCATATCAAATATCATATTCTTTTCAATGCGTGCCGCCTTCTTAATGAATTCAGGATTGCCTTGTGGATCTATAAGATTCATGCGCAATGATAGGCGGTACTTTTCCGTATCTATCATTTGGCTTGGCGCATTGACCAACACGAAGCAAAACGTTGCCTTTGGCGCACCTGTCAACCAACAGTATGCCTGCCCCTGCCAGTAGTAGTCTTTGCTTATATCATTCATCTTTGCATCCATAAAGGTGTGGATGTCCCAACTGCTTTTGATATCTGGCACGTTCACCACTACGCCACCATCTTTGATGAGCAAATCAGGTGTGCCTGTGATAAAGTCATTTTGGAAATTGATTTCGTTTTTGAATACGATTGCGCCACGCTCCCTTCGCCACAGGTCGATTGCATCATTCTCAACCGCTACACCTTTCTCGATGTACTTGTTGTTAATCTCTTTGTAACGCTTGTACTTCTGTTGGATGTACACTTCGAGCAATGCGCTCTTAGTTGTTTCTGATAGACCTGTCTTTGTGCGTGCATCGGTCATTAATTTGCCGAGCTGCGATGCTCTGAATTTTACTTGTTCCATTTGTGTTTTGTTATTTGATTTAAGAGATTCGGAATTTCCGAACAACTCGATTGATGATGCTAAGATACTACAACAAACCACTGAGTTGTTGCTTTTTAACATTTGCTAACTTTTCAATATCGGCAAAGAATTCTTGCGGGCATGCCTGAAGAATGATATCCAAATCGTCAAGGCTTTGCGCTTTTTCAATAAGCTCGTGCAAATATTGCACATCCTTATTCGATGAGTTAAGACTACCCTTCAACTTAAATGGCTTGTACACATCTGCGTTCTTGCGGTTAAGGTCACGCCCTAACAACTTACCAAATGATACAGCAGCGTTTTTAAGGCACTCTGTTTTGAGTTTAGGGAATGCAAGGTCTAAGGCATTAGGCTTTTTATTATCTGCGTTTAATGCCCATCTATTGCGTTCAACAGGGTCGGCTGCTAATGCACTGGGTACTTTGTCTACCATGATAACGATAGAGGCTGCACCTGTTCTGCGTAACTCATACCCGGTTATCGGATGGATCACTACAAGGTCAAGGCTACCCACTACCTCGTTAGCCATGCGTTCCCATTTAAAATTCTCAGTACGCCAATGCCCGAAGAACATTTCGTCAAGTGTGGTTTCAACGTGGCTAACTACCAGCGTGACCGCTTTACCATCGGGTGTCTTTTCAATACCGTCCTTATCAGGTGCTGCGTTTAGCATTTGCTGAAACTTTTGCAATGCTTCTAAATTGTCTTTGTGAAATGAGTTCATGTTGTTATTGATTTGAGATTAATACTTGGCTAAACAATCGTTGAGTTCTTGGCAGTAGCTGAGTACTGCGAAAATTACCACTGCCCATACGATGTACTTGATTACTTTGCTTGCTTTCATAATTGTAAATTTGTTATTGATAATGCAATGATAGTATAAATACTTACACACCCTCTGTTAAAAATTGTTAAAATTGAGAACGGCTAAGCCCACGAATAACTGCCGTAATTCGGGAATAGTTCGAAGTACATGCGCATCATGATAGCATCAGCGTAGTCAGGTGACTTGCCATGCATGCGTGCTATTTCCTCTTTGCTTATCACAGCGAGTTTGCCGTCTGCTTCAGGTTGCCTGCGGCGTATCATATCCAGTTCCTGAACAATCACATCCCGAAACTGATTCACTTTGAAGATTACTTTGTTTTGCTCAATGAGTTCTGCAAGCTTGAAATAGCATTCAGCCTTTTGGTTGGTGTATCTATCCGATTGCTTAGCACGCCCACCATTGAGAAAGCCTCGACACTTCAGGCTATCTACCACGCCACCACCAACACCATCTTCATCGCAGATCACGTTGGATAGTTTGATGCTGTGCTTGTCGCATAAGTGGCGTATGGTAGAAACAACTGTTGTTATTGGTTGCTTACGCAGCTCGTGAATCTCCATCAACTGCAAACCATGCCACACGCAAATGACACTACGGTCTTTTCCAAGGCGTGCGATGTCGGCACTGATGTACTTATCACCTTTCGCTTCTTCTTCCCGGAAGCAGCGCAATAAATCTTCATAGTCATATATCCAGTCAATGCTCTCGTCATAATCCCAATCACCTTCAAGCAATCGCTTGCGGTCTGCTTCAGGAAGACGCATCATTTTGGCTTCATAGACTGCATCAGGACTTATTGTGTTATCCTTGAGCAACGCCTCTACAAATGCTTTGTGTGGTGGCAATAAATCCTTTTTCCAAGGATACCAAATGTCATTGTATAACCAACCTTTTGATGGGTTACAACTCATCAACCCTTTTGGTATTCCACCAACTAAATTATAACGTACACGTGTATCAATAATATCTACTGCCTTCTTTGTCATTTCGGCAACCTCGTCTAAGAAGTAATCAGTAATTTCAAGTGATCCAAATCTATGGAAATCGGGGTCACTGGGTGTTGCTGCCATGTCCATTAAGATTGTTTCGCTACCATTAAACCAACGAATCATATTTAACTGACCATTGTATGTGTAGTGTTCACCTGCCTTTAATCCCATTTGCGTACATATCTCCCAAAAGCGAAGCATAGTAGATAGTTGAAGCTTCTTTAATTCAGCACGACCTATCAAACCTCTTGTATGTGGATGCTTTAACCTACGCACGATTTGCCAATAACATCCAAGCCATGTTTTACCTCCATATACACCACCACCATACAGCACCTGTTCTACATTGCTTGATGTAGAAAGGTGTCGTAGGGCTTGCTCTTGTTTACTATTAAATCGTGCTTCGTACATTAAAACGGCAAATCGCCTGTGCCTTGTGAATCGTCTACTTCTTCACGCTTTACGAGTGGTTCGCTCATCTTGCCTGAAAAGAACTTGCCACTCTTGCCTTCTTTAACCCACGCAGCAAGTCGCATCTTCTTTCCGTTGACCATAATTTCACCAGTGTACTGCGGCCCGTTGTTCGCCACGTTGTTGTTCTTGAATAGGGTGAACTGTCCCTCTTGCATTTGATAGTTACTCATTGTATTAATTGTTGATTATTGCGATATCGTCTACCATTAGGCTTATTGTGGTCTTGCCATTGAAGTCTGTTGTTTCCACTACTTCAAACCATTCGTGGTCGATGCTATGCCCGTTGACAAAGCCAACGTACACTTCTACATGATCCGGGTACTGCGCAAGCTTATCCCACAATTCACCTATTGTCATAGCTTATATTCATCTTTGTCGGTTAGCAAATGTAACTCTTCAAAGATAAGACGCATTGCGAT